TGTTAATTAACTGCCCTACGCGGCGATCGCGAAGCCCCACGGGGTGGGGTAAATCGCATGTTCTCCCAGCTCAAGCGCGTGTCTACCAAACCTTAATTTCCCAAACCGGTCTTCATCGGTTTGGGATTTTTCTTGTTCCCGCAGGTCAGAGGGGGTGCAGAGGTTGAAAATCACCAACATGCCGCCATTCTCGTCAACCTCGATGCGGTCCACGAATCCGCGCACGATGGAATCGGGGCCGCTGCACTGGCGGAGCTGAAACAGCAGGTAGCGCACCATGTCCGGCTCGATGAGCGGGGCGCGGGACTCCATGTCCTCTATTTGGAGCGCCAAGACCTCGCGCTCGCGCTCAAGGGCCCTCAGTTTTTCAGGTATGGTTCTCCCGGCGCCCGTCTTCGCGGCGAGTTCGATGAGGTTGTCTATCTCGCGGTCGATTTGCGGGAGGCGCTTTTTCATGGCGTCGATGGCGTCGCGCTCCACCGACTCGGATTCAGATTGGGCTTGCATCACGACGTCCACGATCATCTCGTCCAGCTCGGGGTTCTCATCGAGCACCTGCGCGACGGCGCGGCGCACGCGGTCCTCGGCATCGTCCTTGCGCATCGACGCGCCAGTGGACTTGACGCGGTAGTAGTAGTGGCGCTTGCCGTTGCGGGAGGTGCCGCAGTTGGACTCGAACGGGTTGCCGTCGGCGTCGTACATCTTGCCGGAGAGCAGGTAGGACTCGTTCCTGACGCCCTTGCGGGTGCCGCGCGCCTTGATCTTGGCGTGCACGTCGTCCCACTGCCGGCGCTCGATTATCGCCGGCATGCCGCCCTCCACGCGAACCTCGCCCCAGCTGTACACGCCGATGTAGCGCTCGTTGTCCAGCATGGAGCTGACGGCCTCCACGCCGAACTCGCGGCCGCGCTTGGTCCTCCACCCGCCGTGGTTGAGGTGGCGGGCGGCAGCGGCCTTGGTGGAGCCGGACGCGACCATGGAGAACACGGCGCGGACGCCCTGCGCCTCGTGCTCGTTGACCTCGTACGTGCCGTCGGGCATGCAGTCGTAGCCGAAGACCTGCACGCCGTTGTGGAGGCACTTCAGCGCGTTGCCCTCCATTCCGCGCTTGACGTTCTGCGCGAGGTTGGCGCTGTAGTACTCGGCCATTCCCTCCAGCACGGATTCGAGGATGATGCCCTCTGGGCCGTCCGGCACGCCCTCGGTGGCGCTCAAGAGCTCCACGCCCGCCTTGCGCAGCTTGGCCTTGTACGTGGCCGCGTCGTATCGGTTGCGCGCGAAGCGGTCGGACTTGTACACGATGACGCAATCCCAGTCGGATTTCTGGGCGTCGGACACCATGCGCAGGAACTCGGGTCGGCCGGCGGCGGTCGTTCCGCTGCGCGCCTCGTCGGCGTACGTCGCCGCGATCTCTATGCCCTCGCGCTCGGCGTAGTCTGAGCACACGCGGATCTGGTCCATGATGGACTCCTCGCGCTGGGCGTGCGAGCTGAAGCGGGCGTAGATGACGCCCTTGCGGGCCTCGGTTTTCCTCGGCTTGCGTGGCATAATGGAATCACCCCATTGAGACGGAGGCCGCATGGCGCATAACGACATGTACGTGGTGATGTACAAGATCATCGCGTACCTGTACGACTGTATGAAGAAGGGCGTCGAGCCCGATGATTTGAAGTGGTCCAGCGACGCGCTCGGAATCCCGCGCTCCTACTGGCTCGCCGTGGTGGAGGAACTCGTGGACCACGGTTACATCGACGGCGTGACCATCCATAGGTTCTTCGGCGGCGATGCGTCCGTCACCGCGCTCAACGCCCGCGTCACGATGGAGGGCGTCGCGTTCGCCCAGGAGAATTCGATGATGGGCAAGGCCAAGGCATTTCTTCGGGACGCGAAGGCATCCATACCGTGCATCTGATGGCATAATGTTGATACCGCCCTTCGTGGCTGGAATGGGCGCGGTCGGCTACGGCCCCGCGCTCCACTTGCTCCCCTCCACCCTGGCTGTCTTGGTCGGCGGCAGGGTGGAGGGGCTTTCTTTATTTGCTACTTCCTCTGGCCCACTTAAACACGAAGGCGAACAGCAGCAAAACGATTATTTCTGTTAGAAGCCAGCTGATTGATGGCTCAAATTCTGTCAACCCATACAGAGCTGTAAAGAGGATAAGTGCAGACAAGGCATATCGAGCGACCACCCTTGGGGGCTTCTTCGAATTGCATTCAATGTCCCGAGGTGAGTCCGCCCGTTCCCCACTAATCGGAAGTGATTTATTCGATAGATTCCCTCCAATGGCTTCGGGGACGATTCCGTCTTCGGTTATGCTCGCCGTGCACTTGGCTTTCCCTGCGGTCACCGTCATAATCGCCTGACATTTTATCGAGCGTGGAAATTGTTCTTGTTCGACCGCCATGAACAGACGACCGATCCCTTCCATCTCTCCATAGCCTTGCACTCCGACGCATAAATCGTCAATAAAGCACTCGTACCGCGGGGCACCCTTGTTGACTCCCTGAGTAATTGAAGCAAGGCGAAGCTCGGCTGGAACCGGGGCTGTGGCACCTTCCGACACAAGGTGGATGACGTTCTCGGCGGAAGTCTTGTTTTGCTTTAGGGGAACACGTTTCAATTGCGCCGCAATATCCGAAAAGCGGCGATTCGCCCAAATTGGGTCGGCAAGCATTGAGCGATAGCAGTGCGCCGCCGCCACGGAGTCTTCAAGTGAGTTGTGCGCGGGGAACCGATACCCATAATAGCTGGCGCATTCCGTAAGCTTCGACCATTGGTAGCCCTCGCGACCGTACCGCGCTGGCTTCGTCCCATGCACCATTGCATATTGCCTCATTACGTCGAAACGAGCCGGAGGCATCTCATCGATGACACCGGCTGCATCCAGCATCATAAGGTCATATTCGACGTTGTAACCGACAACCAGCTTATCGCCGAGAATGTGTGAACGTATCTCATCTTCGAGCTGCTTGATCTTGGGCGCGTCTTTAACTGCTTGGGGCGATATGCCGTGAATCTTCTCGGCTTCTTTCCAGCTGCGCTTCCTTGTTGGCTTTACGAGGCTGTAAAAAAGCTTGTTTCCGTATCCATCGCAGATGCCGATTGAAACGATTTCGTCTCCACCATAGGGGTCTAGTCCGGTTGTTTCGGTGTCGAATACCACAACCTTATCGAGCGGATAGCCCGTGAGCGCGTAGCTTAAATCTGCATTAGCCATGACTATGCCCTCCACCCATCGGGTGCCGTGTAGCTCACGGCCTTACCTATGACGCGCACATCCGGTGCATCGGGGTCGGTGGAGCTGATGACGCGGTCGTGGTATTCCACGTCGTAGGATTCGGGGTGCAGGCGGATCGAACCGCCCTCGAAGTAGACGCGTTTGAGCGTCGCGTCATCGCCGTTGACGAACACTACCGCCACGTCGCCGTTTCGAACCTCTGCATCGGGGTCGATGAGGACGAGCGAGCCGTCGGGAAACAGGCGGTTCATGGAGTTTCCCGAGACGGTGAGCCAGAAGGCCCGCTCGTGCTCAAGATACAGCCGTTCAGGTGTCTCGTGCATTACGTCGGACTGCGTAAGCGCTTCACGTGGGGTGCCAGCCGAGATACTGCCAAAAACCGGAAGCATCCTTGTTGCAGAAGGGATGGCGACTTTAACGTCTGAAATGTTTAAAAGGTAGTCCGTTGTGCACCCAAATAGCTTGGCAAGCTCGCGGAGCGCTGTCGCTTTAATTGGAGTGTTTCCGTATTCCCAGTTCTGATACCCAGTGGTTGTAACCCCAATTGCCGCTGCGACCTGCTGTTGAGTCATGCCTGCATGGCCTCTCGCCTGTGCGAGCCTGTTGGTGTTCTCGGGTTTCATTTCGCCTCCTAAGGCCAACTTTCTTTAATAATACCAATATTTATTGTTGCTACAACCAAAAAACGTTGGTATAGTAGTCATCAGCACACCAAAAGATATTGGTTGGAGGTGAACATGACTGGCCGAAATATTTGCAGCGAAAGACATCGCCTCGGGTTGACCCAGCTTGAGCTGGCAGACCGGATAGGAGTGTCTGCGAACGCTGTTAGCGCTTGGGAAAACGGTTCCTTTGAGCCTAACAGCAATTCCCTTAAAAAGCTCTCGAAGCTTTTTTCTTGTTCAACTGATTACCTTCTCGGGCTTTCAGATGAACGAGCGATCCCGGCTTTGAAATAGCCGGAACGGTCTCCGCCATCCGTTGAGGCGGCATTTGAGCGCTCCGCACGGACACGGCTGGGTTTGGCCTTCCATCAAGAACTAACCACCCAACGTTGAACACTCAGATGGCAGCCGTGCCCGCGCGGGGCCGCTCGCAGACCCGCCCCTCCACCGCCCCGCCCCGCCGTTACCACATGTCTCCAGACGAGATTCGGGCGGCGCGACGGGGGGACGGAAGAGAACCTTGAGAACCGAATACAGGGAACGTCGCGAGCCGGGGGAGCCGGTGGCGACCGCTTCCCGCAGACGCGCCCGCCGTGGGGCCTGAGAATGCACGGATAGCGCCGGGGGCGCACGCGATAAGCCGGAAGGCCAATGCGCTCCGCAAGCAGAAGAGAAAGCCCTCATGCGTGTTGCAGCACGCACAAGGGCAAATGACCAACCCAAGCCAAACAAAAAGGAGGTCGTCTTGATTGTACGACATGAAGAGGGCCGCGCGCGTCGCGGCTCCGCTGTCCGCGTCGATTGTGCGGGAACTCCGCAGGCTCGCCGAGGACGAGATATGGATGCACGGGTTCAGGAGCTGGCAGCGCTGTCGCTCGCGGCGGCGGGAATCTGCGGCTCGTACCTGCTCGCCGTCGCGCTCATAAGGCTCGGCGTCCTGTTCGGGCAGGCGTTCATCTACTGACGAGGAGGGGGACACATGCAATTCACGGAGATGCAGGAGCTCGCGCTGTGGAAGGCCATCGCCGACGCGGCGAACGAGCGGATAACGACGCGGCCCAAGGGCGGGGCGAACCTGCGCACCGAGATCGACGGCAGCATGATCGCGCTGTACGAGACCACGGGCGCCGACCGCGTGAAGCTCAAGCTGCATGAGCAGGAGGTCGGCACGCTGTCGCTGGCCTTCACCAAGCCCAAGCAGGGCGTGGAGATGCGCGTGACCGACATCAAGAAGCTGGTCGAATGGCTGCGCACCACGGACGAGGGCGCGGACGTGCTCTCCACCATCATATGCGGCGCGAGCTGCCAGAAGGCGATCGTCGATGCCGCGATGGACTACGGCTTCCTGCCGGACGGCTGCGCGATGGTGGAGGTAAACGAGCCGAAGCACTACAAGGGCACGATGCTCAAGGTGGACGGCCTGAAGGTTGCCCGCGCGATGGCGGGGGAGCTTCCCTCGGCGGTCGCGGGGCTGCTCGGCGGGGAGGTGGAGTAGGTGGAGAAGATAACCGGCTCCTACAACTACGCGCCGGACGGCATGCTCACCGTGACCGTCACACTCGCCGAGTACCGCGACCTCGTGGAGTGCAAGGCGCGCCGCGACATGGACGGCGAGACCATCAATCGCCTGAAGCTCGAGATAAAGCGACTCGGCGGCACGGTTCCCGTCATGGACTGGAATATCGATAAGGGTTGCGATGAATGAGGAATGGGCTGACGTCCCGGGTACTGACGGCATGTATCAGGCGAGCACGATCGGAAGGATTAGAAGCAGAAAGAAGGGCCATACCCGCATCCTCAAGACGAAACTCAACTCGTCAACTGGATACGAGTACATAATCCTGCATCTACCTAGCGGGCCGAAGACTGTGTCAGTCCATAGGCTGGTCGCCATGTCGTTCATCGACAATCCGTGCAACTTGCCAGAGGTTAACCATATCAATGAAATCAAGACAGACAACGCCGTCGGGAACCTCGAATGGGTATCTGCTCACGTCAACAACGAGCACAGCAAATGGAAGAGGCAGAAGCCTATAGACATGTTCAGCGTGGAGGGCGATTACCTCGCAACGTTTGCCGGGGGCACAACCGCGGCCGAGCTGCTCGGGCTGGACAAATCGCAAATCTGCCGAGTTCTCAAAAACGAAGGCACAACCTGCAACGGGTTCATCTTTAGATACAGAAAGGAGAGGTTCAATGAGTATCCCGGTATTGATTCTCGGCGAGCCGGGTAGCGGCAAGTCTTCAAGCATGCGCGAGTTCACGGAAGACGAGATTGGCGTGATTCAGACCGTGGCGAAGCCGTTACCTTTCAAAAACAAACTTAAGGTTGCGAAGTCGCGCGACATCGATGAGGTGAGAAAGTGGCTTCTCGGAACCAACAAGTACAAGGCGATGGTCGTAGATGACTTCGGTTACCTCATAACGGAAATCTACGTGAGGTACACCTACGGCGACGAGAAGATTCGTGACCAGTACGAGGTCTACAAGATCATCGGTGCCGAGGTCTACAACCTCGTCAACGCCCTTAACGAAGACGGACAGGATGACCGAATCGTCTACCTGACCATGCACATCGAGCGCGACGCTTCGGGAGTAATCGAGCCTGCAACCGTCGGAAAGATGCTCAATGAAAAGGTAAAGCTCGTCGGCATGTTCACAATCGTTCTGATGGCATCTAGTCAGGGCGGCAAATACAGATTCATCACGAACGGGCAGCCGTTCAAATCTCCGCCTGGGATGCTCCCTCAGGAAATCCCCAACGACCTCAAAAAAGTAGATTCACTCATACGCGAATACTGGGGCCTCAAGCCCCTAAAGAACACCGATACGAAGGAGTAGGACAATGAAACCCATTAACCTGAACAACATCGAGGAGAAAGCCGTCGGCGGCGGCGATTTCCCGCAGCTCAAGCCCGGCGCCTACGCATGCAAGGTCACCGAGGTCATCGACCACGCCGACCGCGAGTACCTGGACGTGCTGCTCGACATCTGCGTCGGCGAGTTCGAGGGCTACTTCTCCGACGAGTTCTACGCCGACAAGCCGTGGAGCCACCACGTCATCCTGAGCTACAAGGACGCGAACCTCGGCTACCTCAAGCGCAACCTGCGCATGTTCACGGAGTCGAACACCGGCTTCGACGCCGAGGCCGCGATCATGGGCGGCCAGGACCAGATGCTCGTGGGCAAGGTCGTGGGCTGCACCTTCCGCGAGGAGGAGTACTACGACAAGAAGAGCGGCGAGTTCAAGCTCGGCAACCCGCGCCCCGACCGCCTGATCTCCACCGCAGAGGTGGAGGGCACGGAGACCCCGAAGCCGCGCATGCTCAAGGACGATGAGAAGCGCAAGGCCATGGAGCGGGCGGGCGAGTCCGGCCGCACCATCGACGCGTACGAGGACAACGGCTGGCGCAAGCCGACCGCTTCCGCGCCCGTGGCCGACGTATACACGGGCGACGTGCCGTTCATGTAATTGTGCAGGTGGTCGAACCATGAGAGAAGAATGGCGACCTATCGCCGGCTACGAGGGGCTGTATGAGGTCAGCAATCTCGGATCTGTTCGAAGCTTAGACCGAATCGTAAAGAGTAAGGGCAACGGTGTTGCGAAGATCAAGGGCAAGCGGCTCAAACAGATTGCTCGTACCGGTGGTTACCTCGATGTTTCACTGAGCAAAAGCGGGACACATAAAATCATCCGCGTCCATAGGCTCGTGGCATACGCATTCTGCGAAAAGCCAATTGGTTGCGACCAGGTTAACCATAAAAACGAAGTCAGGACCGACAATCGGGCGTGCAACTTGGAATGGTGCACATCAAGGTACAACAACAATTACAACGACAGGCCAAAGCGAATAGGCATTTCTTTAGGTATGCCTGTTATTGGGCGAAGCCCCAATGGGGATGTTGTCAAATTCCACTCTGCATCAGAAGCTGAACGAGCGTTGGGGATCAACAATGTGACCCGTTGCCTTAAGGGTCATCATGGGCATCACACGGCCGGTGGATATAGGTGGGAGTATGCATAATCCTCCGTTGGTCATCGATTCTAGACAACAGCGTGGAAAGCATAATCATAAGAACAAGTGGTTCAACGAGCATGGAGTGGAAACTGTCACCAGGTGCCTAGACTTTGGTGACTACATGGTGTCTGCGTCTAATATCGTTATCGACACGAAAAAGGACGTTGATGAGCTTTCGCTCGATGTCGGCAAGGACCACGCGCGCTTCGTGCGAGAACTCGACAGGGCGGCGGCTTCTGGCTGCCGCCTCGTCATCCTCATCGAGCAGCACCCAGAGTTCAACGACCGCGAGAACCTGCGCCATTGGTCGGGTTACGTCTGCCGCAAGTGCCGCAGGTGCGACCCGAACAAGGGCGACAGGTGCAAGTCACGCAAGTACACGCCGATGCACGGCGCGAGGCTCGCGAAGATTCTCGACAAGCTGGAGGAGAACCACGGCGCTAAGTTCGTGTTCTGCTCCAAATCGAAATCCGCGCAGATCATCTGCGACATGATGGGAATCCCATATGACTGATTATTCATCGCCGCTCGCCGAGGCGGCTCGCGATTACGTCGAGAGGGGGCTCGCGATCATCCCGCTCGGCGTCGGCAAGAAGGAGCCGGTCACGAAGAGCGGCCTCAACGACTGGACGGACAACCCCGGCCAAATCGACGTGTGGTGGGGTCAGGGAGAGCACGCGGGCAAGCGCGGCAACCCGAGGTACAACATCGGCATGGCGTGCGGCCAGGTGTCGGGCGGCATCATCGCCATCGACCTCGACTGCCACAGCGACGAGGCGAACGGCCTCGACTACCTCCGCGATTGGGAGGTCGAGCACGGCAAGCTCCCCGAGACGTGGACGCAGATAACCGGCAGCGGCGGCAAGCAGCTTTTCTACCGCGCCGGGCAGGACATCCGCAACTCAGCGAACGGGGATATAGGCGTGGACGTGCGCGGCAACGGCGGTTACGTCGTCCTGCCGCCGTCCCTCCACCCCTGCGGCGATTGCTACAAGTGGTCGATCAGCCCCGATGACATGGACGTGGCAGTCGCCGATGACAAGGTGTACGACTTCATCCGCGCGGTGTCCAAGACCAAGAAGCGCTCTGACGGCTGGAACTCCGAGAAGACGGGCATACCGTCCGAGATAACGGAGAACCGCAACGAGACGCTTTTCTCGCTCGGGCGCTCTTTCCTCTCGCGCGGCACGGGACACGACGAGGTCGCGACGCTCATCCGGTCGCTCAACGCGACCATCTGCCGCCCTCCACTGCCAGATGTGGAGGTGGAGAAGCTGATCGGCTCCATCAACAGCAAGGAGCCGGGCAACGCCGAGCGCGACGCGAGGAACGGCGGCGTGACGGCAGCCGACATCGCGGAACTCGAATCGCGGCACGGCCCGCTCCACGGCTCGCGCGGCGGCCTGAATTCCAACGTCCTCGCGCGCATGGTCATGGACCGCAACATGGCTCGCATCATCGACGGCGCCCCGGCGGTCTGGACGGGGGAGCACTGGGAGTTCGGCTCGCACGCGATTGGCAAGTGCTGCCTGGAGATCGCTGACAACGCGAAGAAGGCGGACAAGTCCGAGGTGCTGAGCTACATCATGGACAAGGCCCCGCACATCTCGGCGGACAACAGCTTCGACGGGCGCCATTACGTTCAATTCAAGAACTGCACCTTCGACGTGATGGAATGGCGCGAGGTCGAGCCGAGTCCGAGCATGTACATAACCAACAAGCTGCCCGTTGAGCTTGACTTCACCATCGGCCCGAACGAGGCGGACGCCTTCCTCGACAGCATCGCGGACGGCGACGCGGACGTGGTGGCGGCGCTCAAGGAGGTCATGGGGGCCTGCATGTGCTCCAAGCGCGTGCTCAGCCAATCGCCGATGCTCATAGGCAGGGCGGGCGGCGCGAGCGGCAAGGCGAGCAACGGCAAGTCCACCTACCTAAACTGGTTGCGGCAGATCCTCGGTACCGAGAACGTCTCTTCGCTCGATATCTCCACCTTGGGGCAGAGGTTCCAAGCGGGGAGGGTGGTCGGTAAATTAGCGAATCTCGGCGATGACATCCCGGACGGCTTCCTGAAGGGCGACGAGCTCTCGATGTTCAAGAAGCTCGTCACGGGCGACGCGATCTACACCGACGTCAAGAACGGGGACGGCTACGAGTTCCGCCCCACCGCGTCGATGGTGTTCTCCATGAACGCCGTGCCGCGCCTGTCGGACACCACGGACGGCATCTTCCGCCGTCTGGCCTTCATCCCCTTCCGCAGGAGGTTCGCGCCCGGGCTGCCGGGATTCGACCCGAACATGGCCGCGAAGCTCGCGAAGCCCGACGTGCTCAAGCGCGGCGCGGCCCTCGGGCTGCTCGCGCTGGGCGAGCTGATAGAGCGCGGCGGCCTCACGCCCATCCCCGACATGGTGGCGGAGGTGGAGGAGGTCAGGCAGGACAACGACAGCGTCATCAGGTGGCTTTTCGAGGAGTGCGTGACGGTAGCAGATGTGGACGGAAGGCCAACTGCTACCGTCTTCAACGAGTACTTCGACTGGTGTAAGGGCGCTGGGGAAAGAAACCCCTGCTCATTGCGCACGTTCTCTAGCAGGATGTGCGGGATTCAGGCGCTTTACGATAACGCTACCGAAGGTAGCACTTGTATGCAAATCGGCGTGAAAATCACCGTCAAGCAGAAGAAGCACGCTGGCAAAAACCTGCGAACCTTCGTTATTGAGCCTTCAAACCAGTGAAAGTAGCAGTTGGAAACGCTACGGTAGCGCATCGAAAAACAGAAACGCTACCGTAGTTCTCCCTGCTAGATGCTATCGGGTAGCGTAGTAGCGGATATTTTCGCTCCAATACCTAATCTCTAAAAGATATAGAGAATAAGTAATACGCGCGCGCGAGGAAACGCTACCAATCGACTGGATCACAACCAAATCAAGGGAGGCCCCATGTACGAGGACCCCACGGGCTACCGCAACTCCAGCGGCGCGCCCGACCCCACCGCGTACCGAGCGGTCGCGAGGACGCAGGACGAGGAGGCGGCGATGGACCGCATGCTCGGGCTGCGGCGCATCATCTACGCGCTCGCCAAGCACGACGGCGTGTGGGTGACCGTCACGATGCAGGACAAGCGGACGGGCGTGAGGCTCGGCTGAGAATCGTGGAGGGTCGGAGGGCCGTGCTGGCCTACTTGCTAGGGCGGTGCGCCCAAAAGGCCTGTATCGCCGTCTCGACCCCTTAAAACAGCAAATACAACCGAATCAGAAAGGAGCAACTGGCATGCGCTTCGGAGATTACGAGATCATGCGCTCGAACCAATGGTGCTATCAGCTCTACAGGGTCATGCCGGAGGGTTTCGACAACTCGAGGAGCAAGTACCGCGAATCGGAGGACGGAAGGGCGCTCAAACCGCTCGAATGCTACCCGAACGACCTGACGGCGGCCATTCGCCGCGTTATCGGCTTCTCGGAGGCCGACGCGGCCGAATGCGGGGACGCCCGCGACGTGCTGGCGCGTCTGGAGGAGGTTCACGCCGAGCTGGATGCGCTCGCCGAACGATTCAAGGCGGTGAGGCTGTGAGCGACATCAAAGACAAGATCGTCTTCCTCATCGCGGCGGCGGTCACCGCGCTTATCTTCATCGGCGGCGCGGTGCTCATGCTCGCGTTCGTCGCCCGGATGATATGGGGGCTGTGATGGACGCGCCGCAGATCATCGCTGACAGCCTGCAGGACCTCATGGACGCGCTGAACCACGGCCACCGCGCCGTCAAGGCGGTGGAGGACGCGGAGCGCGAGCGCACGGCCGAGCTGCGCCGGCAGGTGGAGTCCGCGCGCCGCAAGGCGTTCGAGAGCGGGCGCAAGGCGGGGTACGCGCAGGGCGTGGAGGACGGGCGCAGGCTCGCCTCCGCCGAGCGCGACTCCGTGTACGCGGCGGGGTTCGCCGAGGGTGCCGCGCTAGCCGCGGAACAGAGGGTCAGAAAATAACGGATACAGGGGGTGAATAGTGAACGAGTACAAGCGCCTGTGCATCGAGCGGGCGCACGAGTTGGCGCGCAAGCCCTACAAGCTCACGGCGGCGCAGATCGCGGAGCGAACGGGCATATGCGAGCACTACGTCCGGCAGATCATCCGAATGGAGCGCGAGCGTGCCGCACAGGGCTAGGAGGTGCGCGGCGTGCGGGCAGCTCTACCACGGGCGACCGTGGAGCAGGCTTTGCCCGGGGTGCCGCGCGGAGAGGAGGAGCATGGGAGATTTCAACCTGCCCGACGACTGCACGGGCGAGATGGTGGACCGCGCGCACGGGGAGCCGGACGGCGACCGGGTGTGCATGTGGTGCAGTCATTGCATCGAGGAGTGCTGCGACATGGGGCTGTGCGAGCTGAGGCTCGACGGGCGCGAGCCCAAGGATTTCAAGGACTGGTGCGCGGTGCTCGACTTCATGGACGGGTGCCGCGTGGACATGCAGGCCGACACCTGCGACAGATGGGAGGAATGGAGATGACCAAGGAATTCGACGCGCGCAACGAGAGAAAATCTCGCTCCGTGTGCGCCGCGATGGCCGAGGCCGCCGACACGGGCAAGCGTGTGCTGACCGAGCGCGAGCGGGAAATCCTTGACATGTGGCCCAAGTTCGAGGACGGCGAGCCGGTGATGATCGGGGACGAGGCGACCAATAACAAGAACCAGCGCTTCACGGTGAAGCGCATCGAGTTTCGGCACGGGAAGTGGATGCTCAACGATTCCGTCACGCAGGGGCACTATCTGAACGGCAAGTCCGGTGAGCGCGTCAAGCGCCCCGCGCCGAAGGTGCTGGACGCAGACGGTGTGGAGATCAAGGTGGGCGATACGGTGTGGCACGAGGACGGAAGCGAGCTTCACGTCATCGGCTTCGGTGACGTGCAGGACGGCGAGACCATGCTTGTTGTCGAATACGCTGCGGGGCCGACCAAGTGGGGCGAGGTGCGCTGCCTGAGCGTCACCCACACCCGCCCGGACAGCTGGGAGCAGCTGGAGGAGGATGCCCGTGAGTTCGCGCGAGACAACCAGCTCCCGCATGACGTCGACCAGATGGAGCGGGACGCGGTGGATCTCATCCGCCGCGCCAAGAAACTCGCGGGGGTGGAATGATGGACAGGGACCTCGACGGAGTGTACTTCCGCGTGGAACGCAACGGCGAGTGCGAGAGCGTGTGCTTCAGCGACCTGACCGAGGAGCAGATGCGCGACGTGACTGGCGGGCGCACCAATGAATGGTTGCGCGAGCTGTGCATCATCCTCGGCAAGACCATCCGTGAGATCGGCGACGAGTTCGGCATCGTGAGCGGTGGTGAGGAGTCATGAACATCTACATCATCGGCCCTGTTACGGGTAAGCCCGGCCTCAACCGCGAGGCGTTCGCCGAGGCCCGCGCCGAGTTGGTCGCGGCGGGATACAACGCGCGCATCCCGCACGACTTCATCCCGGAGAGCGCGACGCACGAGCTGGCCATGCGCATGAGCCTGCACAACATGCTGGACAACGCCGACGGCGTGGCGCTGCTGGACGGGTGGATCGGCTCCGAGGGGGCGCTCACCGAGTACGAGGTGGCTAGGGCGTGCGGCATCAAGATACTGGACGTGCGCTCGTGGGTCGAGTTCGCGAAGGCGGTGCGCTGATGGGCTATCTCGACTACTTCATGCCCGGCCTGCCGCGTACCGTCGCCGACGGAGACGACCCGACCTGCGAGCAGCAGATGGCCCTTGACATCGTGCGCCGGGCCAAGGCGATCGCCGGGGTGGAGGTGGACGGATGAAATACGAGAACCTGGAGTTCATCGTCATGCGCACCGATTCAACCGTATACGGCTCTTACGCCACTCCTGTGATGGTCGAGGTGATGGCGAAGTGCTGCGGATCGGAATTGACGTTCGACGCGCCAGTCACACGCGCCCCTCGCATCGGTGACATCGTGACCGTGACCGTGGAGTGGGGCGAGGAGGAGGAATGACCGAGGTGCGACAAGACTGCGAAAAAGGTGCGAAATCAACTGCGAAACCCGACGTCGTGTCGCATCCGTCCCACTACACATCGGGCGGCATCGAGGCCAAGGACGCGCTCAAGGCCGCGATGGACGGCAGCGGGCTGTCCCCGATGGCCTTCTACTGGTGGGGCTGCGCGTTCAAGTACCTGTGGCGATGGACGCGCAAGAACGGCGTCGAGGACCTGCGCAAGTGCAGGCAATGCATCGAATTTCTGATTAAGGAGGTGGAGGGGTAATGCAATACATCAAGCTCGGCGGCGTCCGCGCCTTCCCAGGCGTGCAGCCGACCAAGGAGCAGGCCCTGAAGGTGCTCGAGGAGGCCGCCGAGGTCTTCGGAGCGTGGCAGGAGCTTTGGAATGCCGTCGAAGGGACCAGCGAGAAACGGGTGCATTCTGCACGCGAGTTGCTTTTCGCCGAGATCGCCGACACCGTCACCGCGTGCTGCAACCTCGCGGCCGCGCTCGGAGTGACCGACCTCACGCCGTACCTCGCCGCGTGCGAGGAGCGCAACCGTGAGAGGGGCCGTTATGGGGATTAAGCGCCGCGCCGCGGACCTCATCGAGACCGTGGCGGGATTCGCCCTCATGGCCGTCGCGTTCGGCCCGAGGGCCACGGCGATGATCGCCCTCGAGGCGTACCGCCCCGACTGGTGGAGGTGATGGAGGAGTGGGCGTTATGACGGATAGACGCTGCGCCGACTGCATCCACATGGCGCCTTGGCCCGAGCGGGTCGAGCAGCTTGGGCACATGACCGAGGCCGCGCCGTTCTACCCGCTCAACGCCTGCATGGCGGACGGCTGCAAGGTGACGGCGGTCGCGCCCGCGTTCTCGCCGGACGACGAGGGCTGCATCGCATACGGGTGCCTGAGCTTCGAGCGCGGGGACAGAAGCGAACATTACAAGGAGGTATGACGATGGAGCACATCGTTCAATTCGGAATCAACCTCGACGACGCATCCATCGCCGAGGCGATCAAGCGCGACGCCTACAAGGAGGTCGTCAAGCAGCTGACCGACGAGGCGCGCAAGGACCTGCCGAAGAGGTACGAGTACAGCGGCTACGGAAAGAAGGAGGTCGATTGGCGCGGCATCATCGGCGAGGAGGTCACGAAACAGGTCTCAACAATCGTTGCCGACAAGTCGGACGAGATTGTGGAGATGGCCGTCAAGCGCGTCTACGACTCCATCATCCGCCGCAAGCCCTTCCGCGAGGCGTGCAAGAAGATGGACATCATCTTCGACGGGCTTGGCGGTGATGACGATGGCCGAGCTTAATCCCTGCCCGTTTTGCGGCCACTCCCGAAACCTCTCCATCGAGGACGCCGGTGGCATCGACCGATACGTCAACGGCGAGTCGGACGGCTCTATCCCGACGTGGCACGTGTGCTGCGGGTATTGTGGCGCAACGGGGCCGGAAGTCATGCTAAAGCGGGAGAACGCCGTCTCCGCGTGGAACCGGAGGGACGGTGAGCGCGATGAGTAACTTCGCAATGCGGCACGCGGTGAAGGAGTACAAGGCCGACTGCCACAGGTACGCCGAGCGGGCGTTCGAGGACATCGACCGTGCTCGCGGGCTGATCGAAGAGAGGAGTTACTTCAAGGCGGCAGACGCCCTGTACGAGGCCATCACGGACGTGCACAAGGCGTTCCTGATGGGGGAGGTCGGGCTGACCTACGAGAAGTGCGCCGGGTGGCGCGAAGAGGACGGTGATCGCGATGCCGACTGACGAGGATCGCCGCGAGGTGGCGGCGAGGCTGCGGGAGCTTGTCGCCGACTGGTTCGACGACGGCGAGTTCTACGACCGCGGTGAGGTGGAGGACGTCCTCGGCCTCGCGACCGATGACGGCGCGTGGTACGAGGCCGCCGGCGTGCGACAGCTCGCCGACCTCATAGAGCCGGAGGAGCGGACGTGCCATATGCGAGATGCCAGCTGGGACGCCGGTCAGCGCACATGGGGCTGCATTTGCTCGGAATGCGGGACGAAGCACGAACACAAGCGCAGTCGGTGGATGAACTTCTGCCCGAACTGCGGTGCGATGGTGGTCGATGCCGATGCTTAACGAGCAAGTCATCGCCGACAACCTCGCGCTCATTGCCCGCAACCGCGAACTTGAGCGCGAGCTGGCGCAACTCAAGGCGAGGCTGGGGGCCGTGTCCCGAATCGCCGACGAGTTGCATGAGGATGCGGCGAAGCTGGTGGAGCTCTGCGGCGACGGGCCGATGCCCAGGAATGTCGCGCAGGCATGCTCGTTCAAGTTCTGGTTGGCACGCGAGATAAGGAAAGCGATCTTGTGATTAACGCCCGTGGCGGTCCTTCCGTCGCGGGCTTTTCCCATGTGCGCAAATTAAAGCGCTTCACTTACAAGGCGTATAATAAAAGACCTGCTAAAGACATGTGAGGGGGAGCATGACTGCACGGGAGTACTTCGAGAACGCGCGGGCCGCGCAACGCAGAATCGACGGGTGCCTCGCCCGCGTCGAGGCCATGCGGTCGCGCGAGGGAGTCCGCGCCCAGCGCTACGACGCGATCGGCAAGTCGTACGGCGGGGACCACGACGTGATGCGCATGACGGACGCGCGCATGGACGCCGAGGCGCGAATCGCGTCCGAGGTCGCCGAGCTCCGCGCGATCGTGGAGGACGCCCGCGCCGTGTGCTCGGGCATACGCGCGGCGAATCCGTGCAGCCGATGGGGCGATGTGCTGGAACTGCGCTACTGCGAGGACGAGGACTGGCGCAGGCTGTCGAACTCCATGTGCATATCCGAACGGCAGGCCCATGCGGACCATGACGCCGCGCTCGATTGGGTGGAGCTGGTCGGCGTCGCCGCCGCGCGCGAGGGAGTGGGTCAGGCGGCGCTGTTCTGAAACACTTAGAAGCATCTAACGTATAATCATCATCGCCGCACCCGTCGGCATTTCACCGCCCCGAGCGCAATCACCCGCGCCCGGGGCTTTTCCTTTGCCGCGACTGCAGACTTCTGCAGGTCTCTGCAGTTCATCGCAGTTATTTGCAGGTTAATGCAGGCCTCTGCAGGCTCAATCCGCGATATAAATAACGTGGCGGCGAAGCGCGGGCGCGCAACGCTCTCTCCTCCTTTCTCGTGCAACGCGTGGACACCTCCTTCTTGGTCTGTCCCGCGCCGCCGCCCATTCCACAATGACAACCTGATCGGGGTGACCGCATGCCGTCGAGCAACCCGCGTTACGCGAACTACTCGGCGCGCTCGGCGCTCCGCAAGCGCATGGCGTCGCAGCCCCAGCGCTGCTGGATGTGCGGCCTGCCAATCTCGCCGACCTACCCCGCGCGCCATCCGTACGCGCTCGAACTCGACGAGATCGTTCCCATATCCAAGGGCGGCAGCGCCATAGACCCCGCGAACGTCCGCGCCGCCCACCGCTGCTGCAACCAGTGGCGAGGGGACAAGCCCGTGGGCCGCGTGCAGTCCATAGCGACCGCAGCCCGCGCCGCGTTCGGTGCGTGGCGCTCGCCCGCCGAGTTCGTGCTGTTCGCGCGCTCGGCGGCGAAGGGGGCGAAGGCGGTCCCGCGCAAGACGGCGGGCATGCCGACCTCGCGCAGATGGTAGGGGGCCACCCCCTCCCCGTGGGTCAGGCCTGACCCCGGCGGCATAGCGGATTTCTCCCCCCGACTTTTTTCTTGACAGATCAGCAGGTAGGTGGTTCTTTCCGTGCTTATCGATGAGATAATCCCGTACGCGAGAAACGCCCGCCACAACGAGAGGGCGGTTCCCGTGGTAGCCGACTCGATACGCGAGTTCGGGCTTCGCGGGCAGATCGTGCTCGAATCGCGCGAGCATCCCGTCATCGTGACGGGGCACACCCGCGTGGCGGCGTGCAAGTCGCTCGGGTGGACCGAGATACCGGACGAGAACATAGCGTATTGCGACGGCCTGACCGACGAGCAGATACGCGCGTTCCGAATCGCCGACAACAAGACGGGCGAGGTCGCGACGTGGAACAGGACGCTGCTGCAGCACGAGGTTAAGGGAATCAAGAAGCTCGACATGAGCCGGTTCGGCTGCGAGTTCAAGGCTAAGAAGCTCACGTACGGGGCGGAGCGCCTGCGCACGGACCGCGCGTACAACCTCGATTTGGTGAACCGCTGCGACTGCGATGGTGGAGGGTTCCCAGCGCTCGACGGCGTGGACGCGAAGCCGCGCGAGCTGATCGGCTTCAACTACGCGAAGAGCACCGACGCGAAGGCGAAGCGCGGCAACGGGTGCCACTTCTTCATCGACGACTACCAATTCGAGCGCGTGTGGACGAGCCCGGAGAAGTACCTGGACGTTCTGAAGCCGTTCGGATGCGTCCTCACGCCCGATTTCAGCCTGTACATGGACATGCCCGCGCCGATGCAGGCGTGGAACCGCTATAGGTCGCAGGCGCTCGGGCGCTACTGGCAGGACAACGGGTTGACGGTCGTTCCGACGATCAGCTGGGCGCAGCCGGAGAGCTACACCTTTTGCTTCAAGGGCGTGCCGCGCCATTCCACCGTCGCCACCTCCACCGTGGGGGTGAAGGGCGATGCGGACGCGCTCGCGGTCTGGATGGACGGGATGCGCGAGGCGATGCGGCGGGTGGAGCCGTCCCGCGTGCTGCTGTACGGCGGCGATGTGGGATTCGACTTCGGGGAAACCGAGGTCATCTATTTCAAGAACTCAGTGACCGAGAGGATGGGACATGGGCGGTAGAGGCGGAACCAGCATGAGCGGCGGTTCATCGAGCAGGCTGCCGCGCGGTGCAGCAGGCATGACCGTTCAATTCGAGAGCGGTCACAAGATGTTCTACAAGGCGAATTCAAAGGGCGTCGTTCTGGGTGGCTCGTCGATTGACGATACGGCGTCTTACGTGAAAACGAACTTCACTCTCCGCGAGCTGTACGACCGCGCCATTGGCAACGGCTACAAAGTCGAGTTGCATTCGAAATCGGAAGTCAGGCGCGGCGAGCAGGCGAACGCGATGCGCAAGGCGGAGAATGCAAGGGATATTGCGACCGCCGAAGTGAGCGGTACGTCGCAGAGCCGCAGAATCAGCAAGCATTCTGGCCGGATCGTATCTGGAAAACGCAAAGGTAGATAATGGGTGGTCGCGGGGCGAGTAGCGGCACGAGCGTCAAGGGCAATAGGTATGGAAGCCAATACCATGCCGTTATGACGGCTGGCAACGTCAAGTTCGTATCCAAGAACTCAAGAGAATCAGAGTCGCTTATCGAGACCATGACGCGCGGTCGCGTATATGCTCACGTTGAGGGCGACGATTTGAAGTCGATCATCTATTTCGATGCGGATGGCAAGCGCTCCAAACAAATAGATTTATCCCACGCGCATGAGGGGAAGAAGCCTCACACGCATTACGGTTACGAGTTTCAAAAGGGCAAGCACGACGCAAACAGGCTCACAACAAAAGAGAGGGCTATGGTTGAGCGTGTAATCAAGCTGTGGGAAAATAGAAGCGGCAGATGATCGTATAGCCTGGAGATTACGCCTTGATTGAGGAGAGCCGGTTCAAATCCGGGGATTCTGCCTAAGCCGTTCCACCTCGGGGCGGCTTTTTACAAGACCCCAGTGGAGGAGCGTCCATGGCTTCCGATGACTTCGACGTTATCCAGTTCAAGGTTCTCGCTTACCTTTACCAGTGCATCAAAGACGGCGTGAAACCATCGCCCGAACAGGCGCAGGCTTTCGCGAAGGTGAACCCGGTGTACTGGTCGGCCGTCCTGGGCGACCTCCGGGACCACGGGTACGTCAAGGCGGACAGACTGGCCTTCGTCGACGGCGAACGGTACTCGAATATCCGCATCACGTCGGAGGGCGTCGAGTTTCTCAGGGAGAGCCCTAAGATGCGCCGCGTGAGGGAGTTCCTCGGCTCGGCATTCGACGCCGTCCTCCATGTTGCCATAGAGGCTAGTAAGGCCCTGTGACGCTGTTTTTCGATTCGCCAAGCCCCGCAAGGGGCTTTTTTCATGCCGACAGGAGGTGTCCCGTGCCCATCCGCAAGCCCAACGCGATAGCGAGCGACCCGTTCAAGTCCGCGAAATGGGACGAGATAACGGCGGGCCGCACCTTCACGACCTCGCATATCCCCGCGCTCACGCTGCTCATCCAATGGTACGCGGTGGTGGAGCGCTGCATCGAGGACATGGACGAGGCGAACGGACAGGTCGCGTACGAGAACGACATGGGCGACCTTAAGCCGCTGCCGCAGATCTCGACGATGAAGCAGGCGAGCGCGGAGATCCGCCAATTGAACAAACAGCTCGGCATCACCGACGCGGTGGAGCCGGTGAGGCAATCCAAGGGCACGAAGAAGGCCTCCGTCTTGGAGCTCGCGCAATCGAGTCGCGCTGCGAGGGCGAGGAAGGCCGTTTAATCGAAAAAAGTGGAGGTGGTCGCGGTGGGGGCACGGCAGGAGCCGACGTACTCCGCGAACCTCCCCGCGTCACTCGACGGGGACGGCGAGGACGCCATCGCGCTCGCATCCGCCTTCTTCGGCGAGCCCATGCCGTGGCAGCGCCTTGTGCTCAAGGTCATGCTGTCGCGCGACGAGCACGACAGGTACGCCGCATCGGTCTTCGCCTTGTCCGTGCCGCGCCAGAACGGCAAGAGCTGGGACGTCCGCGCCCGCTGCTTCCATGGACTCGTCATCTCGGGCGAGAAGATTCTCTTTACCTGCCAGCACGGCGACACCGCCGACGAGATGTTCAAGGACCTATCCGCCGTCTTCGAGGACGAGGACAACGCGGAGCTCCACGCGCTGCTGAAAGCCGTCCGCAAGACGAACGGGCAGCAGGCCATCTACCTCAACAACGGCGGATACATCCGCTTCACGACGCGAACCAACAGCCTCGCGCGCGGCAAGACGTACGACGTGCTCATCTACGACGAGGCGCAGGAGCTGACCGTGGCGCAGCAGGCCGCGTCGCTGCCGACCATCTCGGCGGGCACGCTCGGCAACCCGCAGACCATCTATCTCGGCACGCCGCCCGACCCCGAGTGCGCGGGCACGGTGTTCCGCACGATGCACGACCGCGTGCATGGCGGCACCTCCACCGTGACGTGGATGGAGTGGGGCGCGACCGAGATAGGCGACCCGTCCGACGAGCCGCGTTGGTACGAGACGAACCCGTCGCTCGGCCTGCGACTCAACCCGGGCGCGGTCGAGGACGAATCGAACTCGATGCCGCCCGAGTCGTTCGCGCGCGAGCGCTTGGGCTGGTGGGACTCCGCGACGGCGGCGGCTGACCGCCCCATCGATTCGGATTCATGGGACTCCACCTCCACCGCCGAGACGGCGCCCGACGGCGTGACCGTCTTCGCCGTGAAGCTCGCCGCCGACGGCTCGACGGGTTGCCTTTCCGCAGCCGTGCGCCCCGACGAGGGGCTGCCGCACGTGGAGGTCATCAGCTACTTCGACGCATCGCGCGGCCTCACGTGGCTGGTCGAATGGCTGGGACGGCGGCAGGACGACGCCGCGCTCATGGTCATCGACGGCACGGGGGCCGCGACCGCGTTAATCGACCGATTGAGGGACGAGCAGGGCGTGCCGCGCGACGAGATAAAGCGACCGACCTCGGCGGACGCCATTGCCGCGTTCGCGCGCCTCGCCGCCGACGTGGACGAGGGGCGCATGCGCCATTACGCGCAGCCAGCGCTCGACGACGCCGCCAAGACGTGCACGCGCAGGCGAATCGGCGGCATGGGCGGATGGGGCTTCGAATCCACCGACACCGCCGACGCCTGCCTCATCGAGTCCGCCGCGCTCGCCTACTGGGGCGCGATGACAACGACCAGAGATCAGCGAAGGGAGCTTCTGCTGGGATGGTAGAGCTTAACGACATCGTCAACGCGGCGGGTCTCGACGCCGAGGCCAAGACCGCGCTGGAGCAGCTGGTGGAGGTATACGCCAAGCGGGCGGCGAAGAACCGCCTGCTAGAGCAGTACTACGAGGCGAAGCAGCCGACTCCCTCCATCGGCATCAACAACATCCCCGACACGGTGGACGTTCCGGCGCGCTGCGACTGGGCCGCGAAGGCCGTCACCAGCGTGTCCGAGCGCGTCCGCATGAGCGGCTTCACCTTCGCCGGGGATTACAAGGACGCTACCCTCGACTACATCGAGCGCGCGAACGGCCTGAGCGCTGGGTTCAACCGCCACGTGGCGAGCGAGCTGGTTCACGGCTGCATGTTCGCGACCGTCCAGCGCATCGGCAACGCCGTCGCGGTCCGCACGCACACCGCCGAGACCGCCGCCGCCATCTGGGACGTGGCCGCGCAGCGCATCGCGGCGGGCTTCGTAATCGCCGACTCGCGCCGCACGAAGTGGAGTCAGTCCGCGCCCGTGCCGGTGCGGGTCAACCTCCACCTCCCGCGCCGCGTCGTGGTGCTCACGCAGCACGAGTGCGGCAGATGGGCGGCTGCGAGCAACCCGACGCCGCTCGACCGCCCGATGATGGAAGCGTTCTGCTTCCGACCCACGGGCACAAAGCCCTTCGGGCAGTCCCGCATCACGCCCGCCGTCCGCTACTACGTGGACGAGGTTCAGCGCACGCTGCGTTACATGGCCGTGAGCGGAGCGCTCTACGCCACGCCGAAGGACGTTCTCATGGGGCTCACCGAGGGTCAGTTCAAGCAGATGGAGGGCGAGAACTTCAGCGTCATGGCGACGTCGCTGTTCAAGGCGACCCGTGACAAGGACGGCAACGTCCCCGACTACCGCCGCATCCAGGCGGCCAGCCCGCAGCCCTACATCGACTCCATCGCCACGTACGCCAAGCTGTTCAGCGGGGCCACGGGCGTGCCGCTCAACTCCCTCGGCATCGTGCAGGACAACCCCGCGAGCGCCGAGGCCATCGCCGCCCAGCGCGAGGACATCTGCGTCGCGGCGGAGGACTGCATCGAGACGAACCGCGAGAGCATGCGGAACGTCGCGCTCATGGCCATGGCCGTCGCGGAGAACAAGACGCTCGACCAGCTCACCGACGAGCAGTTGACCGTCATGCCGGATTTCAAGAACCCGATGCGCCCGAGCCTCGCCTCCACCGCCGACGCCTACGTCAAGATCGCGGGCGTGCTCGACGGCTTCGCCCAGACGCGCGAGTTCCTGCGCGGGCAGGGCTTCACGCCGTCCGAGGTGGAGAGCATCGCGTCGCAACTCAAGGCGGGCGAGAACCAACGCGCCCTGCTCGCCATCATGGGCGGGGCCAAGCCAGCCTCCACCGCCTCAGAGACGGTGGAGGGCTAGGCCATGGCGCAGATCCCGCGCGCCGCGCTCGACTACCTGACGAAGGAAATCAACGGCATCAGCGCCGACGCGAAGGCGAAAGTCCTGCGCGTGCTCAAGGAGCTTGATTGGAACGACGTGTCAGCGTGCCGAGACGCCGTTATTGACGTGGTGAATGCCGTGTTGGACAGCTACGGCTTGGCGGCGGGGCAGGCGGCGGCGGACTTCTTCGACGTGTCGCGCGAGATAGCCGTCGGCGAGAAGCTTGGAGCGATCACTACGGCGGACCGAGACCCAGCGGCTACCGAGGGCGCGATACGCGCGTTCGTTGACAAGGTAAACGGCGGCGATTACGACGCATTCGAGCGCTTGGTGCTGTCGCGAGTCGACTACGAGATAAAGCGCGCCGCCGGAACGACGATGATGGAAAACGCCGCCCGCGACCCCCTTTCGCCAAGATTCGCCCGTGTGCCGAGCGGCGGCGAGACGTGCAAGTTCTGTCTGATGCTCGCTGGCAGAGGCTTCGTGTACCATTCGAAAAAGACCGCTGGCGAGTTTGGGCACTACCACGACAACTGCGACTGCCGCATTGTTGCGTCATGGGATAAGGACGGCGTTGAGGGGTATGACCCGACGGCCTATCACAACGAGTGGCTCGGTCGGGAGAACTTCACGATTCCCGAGGCGAAGCTGACAAGATATTCGCTGTGCATGGAAAGCGAGCGAGGTAGGGACAAAGCGATAGCTTTTCGCGACGCCCTCGGATTCACTGAAGAAGACGCTGGAGAGATCATGGGCCAGGTCTACAGATGGGTCGGCGAGCATGAGCCAGCTTTTAGGGAATCGGGTAAATACGGCGATAGCTACACGACGGACATGGTCATGGTCGGAAAGAACGGTAAGACTGCGCGCGTGGTTGTGGGCTGGATGAAAGACCACGGCAAGGATAAAATGAGGTTGACGACAATTTACGTCGCAAGGCGGAAGGGGTGATGGCATGGAAGTCGAGATGTTTTCCAGAATCAAGCTCAAGGATGGTACTGTTGGGAACATCGTTGAGATTTGGAAAGATGGAGAGGCGTACGAGTTCGAGCCTGCCGATCACTCGGATTTCGATGATGGCGCTCCGCTGACTTACCTGATTCGTCACGATGATATTGCCATGGTCATCGCCTAGCTGATTGCTCAATTGCGCTAGACGGCCTCATGGCCGTGGCGGAACTCAAAAAATGCACCTGGCCCCGCAAGGGGCCTTTTTCATGCCGATTCCGCCCCGTGGAAGGGTGTTGGCGCGAACCGGAAAGCGCATGGCACGGTAGACACGCAACGCCGCGCCAAAACGGAGATTAGCCCGCCGCACGGTGGGCTTTTTTCATATGCGAATGGAGGAGCTTTGGCACGGTACGGCATCCCGTATCGCGGGAGCAAGTCGCGCATCGCCGAATGGGTGGTGGAGAACCTGCCGCCAGCAGACACGCTTGTGGACCTGTTCGCCGGCGGCTGCGCCGTCACGCACGCCGCGGTGCTGTCGGGCAAGTTCGAGCATTTCATCGTGAACGACATCTCGGACGCGCCCAAACTCTTCATCGACGCGGTGAATGGCAAATACGCCGATGAATCACGCGTGCCGACGCGTGAGGAGTTCCACGCGCTCAAGGATTCCGACCCCTATATCAGATACGTATTCTCTTTCGGAAACAACGGTAGAGATTATCTATGGAACCGCGACCTGGAGCCGGTCAAGGTTGCGGCGTGCAAGATGATCGCGTCCCCCACGCTCGATGAGCGGCATAAGGCCTATCACGACTTCGTACGTGCTCTGCAACCCTATCTCACGCGGCGCGGTTTGAACGAAAACGAAGGGCTGCAACGGCTGCAACGGCTGCAAGGGCTGCAACGGCTGCAAGGGCTGGAACGGCTGCAAGGGCTGGAACGGCTGCAAGGGCTGGAACGGCTGCAAGGGCTGGAACTCGATTACCGTGAGGTGGAGCTGCCGAGCAACGCGACCGTGTATTGCGACCCGCCGTATCGAAACACGAACTGCGGATGCTACGGCGGCTTCGATTCCGACGCGTTCGACGAATGGCTCGCGTCCTGCGGTCGCCTCGTGATCGTGAGCGAGTACACCGCACCGCGCGGGTGCGTGGAGGTGGCGAGGCGCGCGAAGCAATGCAGCGCGTCCGCGAACGGCAGGAACCAGCGCGTTATCGAGCGGCTATTCGTCCATGAATCGCACCTGGACGAGTACCGCGAACGCATGCGCGCAACCGACCAAGTTGATTAGAGCGGTCCCCGCACGGGAACCGCTTTCTTCATATGCAGCCGTCCGGCAGGGCGGCTTTTTTCATGCCCGCACGGGCTACACCGACGCGCCGCACGGCGCAGGAAAGGGGGCTTTATGCCTAACGCCGAGCCGACCTCCACCACCACCGAGCAGGTGGAGGGGCAGCAGACCGAGCTGACGCAGCCCGACGCGCTCGCCGAACTTCAAGCCAGGTACGACGTCCTGCTCGAATCCTCCCGCAAGTGGGAGGGCCGCAGCAAGGCGAACGCCGAGAAGGCGAAGCAGTACGACGCGCTCGCCCAGCAGACCGCCGACGCGCAGGCCGCAGCCGACGAGGCGAAGGCGGACGCCGCGAAGCTCAAAGACGAGCTGGCAGCCGCCAACCGGCAGCTCGCCGTCTCCCGCATCGCGGCCGAGAAGGGCGTTGACGCCGAAATCCTCGCCGCGATGAGCGCCGAGGACGAGGACGGCATCACGGCAAACGCCGATAAGCTCGCCGCGAGCTACGCCGCCCGCAACCTCTACCCGTCCGTCACGGACGGCGGAGCGAACGCAGCCCCCGCGATCACCGCCGATTCCATCGAGCAGATCAAAGACCCGCTCGCCCGCGTCATGGCGCGAGCAGAGCACATCGACCTATACAACTAAGGAGATCCATCATGGCAGTTCCCGCCAACATCACCAAGGCCGCGGCCGTCAACGCATCCCTCGACCAGGAGTTCGTCAAGAACTTCAAGGGCGATTCCGACCGCCTCGCCGAGATCCTGGGCATCTTCGGCGTCGAGCGCATCGCCGCAGGCACCGCGCTCAAGATGCTGAAGGTCACCGGCACCCTGAACAACTCCAAGACCGACGCCACCACCACGCTCCCCGGCACGGGCACCTTCTCGACCGGTTCCTCCTCCGGCACCGCCTACGTCGAGGGCGACGAGGTGGCGCTCTCCACCTTCGGCACCGAGTGGGAGACCGTCGGCGAGGTCGTCGCCAAGCCCTACCGCAAGATGACGACCGCCGCCGCCATCCAGAAGGCCGGTTACGCAAACGCCGTCCTCAAGACCGACGCCAAGATGCTCTCGCTCATCCGCGCCAACATCATCAAGGAGTTCTTCACCTTCCTGGATAAGGGCACCGGCACCGCCACGGGCAAGGGCCTGCAGGCCGCAGCCGCCAACGTCGACGCCAAGCTCGGCGACACCCTGGAGAAGAACGGCGACGCCTCCACCCGCATCATCCACTTCATCAACCGCGAGGACGCAGCCGCCTACCTCGGCGCCGCCCCCATCACCACCCAGAACGTCTTCGGCCTGACCTACCTCGAGAACTTCCTCGGCATGACGAACGTCATCCTCACCTCGCAGGTCACCAAGGGCAAGATGTACGCCACCCCCGCCGAGAACATCCACATCTTCGGTATCGACTTCGCCGAGCTCGCGCAGGGCGGCCTGACCTACACCCAGTCCGCGAACGGCCTCATCGGCGTCGCGCACGCGCCCGCCTACGACCACGTGTCCACCGAGACCAACGTCCTCACCGGCATGCTGCTCTTCCCCGAGGTCAAGGACTACATCATCAAGGGCACCATCGAGGCTGCAGCCGCAGCCGCGTCCGTGCGCGCCAAGGCATCTAAGTAAGGGGGTCTTGCAATGGCGGCACACGCGTTCTTCGATGACTACGCCGCCCGATACGCCGCCGAGCCCGCCGACGAGGCCCGCATAACCGTGCTGCTCGAGGACGCATCGGCCATCATCGACTCGATGCTCCCGGGCGGCACGGCCCCCGAGGCGCTGCTGACCTCCACCGCGTGCGCGATGGTGAACCGCGCCATGGCGTCGGACGGCATGGGCGGCGTCTCGCAGTACAGCGAGGGCGCGATCGGCATGACCGCGAGCGTGACCTACGCCAACCCGCACGGCGACCTCTACCTCACGCAGGTGGAGAGGGACGCGCTGGGCATCGGCGGCGGCTGCATCGGCTTCTGCGACCTCACGGGCGGTGCGCGATGATGCGCGGGCTTCTGCGCGGGCAGGGCGTGGAGGTCGTCCGCGTCACCGTCTCATATGTTGACGGCGAGCGCGTCGAATCGACCGAGCGCGAGACTGTGGACGGCGTGCTCGTATGTCCCGGCGCGACGGCCGACAGCGCGGCCAACGCGCGTCCCGACGCCGACCGCGTGGCGTACACGCTGGCGTTCCCGAAGGGCTACGACAAGCCGCTGCGCAACTGCCGCATCATCATCCATGGTCGCGAGTACCGCGTGATGGGGGACCCGCAGCCGTGCCGCGAGAACTGCCCGACCGCATGGTGGACGAGTGTGGAGGTGGAGCGGGTCGATGGCTAGGGCGAAGGTTCGCATCAACAGCGCCGGTGCCCGCTCCATCCTCATGAGCGGGGCGGTGTCCGCCGAACTCGACAGGCGCGGGCAGGCCATCGCGCGTGCCGCGTGCTCGATGGCGAGCGAGGACACGCTGCGCAAACCGCTGTTCTCCGCGAACACCGAGAACGGCATGAACCGCGCCCGCTGCATCGTATACACCAACTCGCCGCATGGCATCCACAACAACAACAAGCACAACACGCTGATAAAGGCATTGGGGGCTGGTCGCTGATGGACGTGGAGAGGGAGTTCCGCCGTGTGCTGGGCAAGTTGCCAGCAGAGGTCTACATCGACGTGCCGGAGACGCGACCCGCCGAGTTCTACAGCGTGGAGCTGACCGGGACGGTCACGGCGCACGCTGGCGCACTCGCCACCTCCACCGTCGCGGTGCAGTGCTGGGCCGCGACGCGCAAGCGGGCGCGCGAGCTCTTCGACGCGCTTTCCGATGCGCTGCCGTCCATCTGCTACGCGGGCGGTGCCATCGGCTCCGCGACGCTGGAGGGAGGCTACCGATTCGATGACATCGAAAGCGGCACCCCGCGCTACCAAGCGCTCGTGCAAATCACTTATTAACGACGGCCCGCGCGAGCGGGCTTTTTCTTTGGAGGTTCAGATGGCTAAAACCGAAGCCACCAAGAACGACGTCAACAACGTCTCCGACGGCACCGGCCTTGCGGGCGGTTACTTCTACCGCGCCCCGCTCGGATCGACGAAGCCGACCGACCTCACCACCACGCTTGACCCAGCCTTCAAGGTGCTCGGCTTCATCTCCGAGGACGGCTTCACCTTCTCCACCGAGGCCGACCGCGAGGACATCAAGGACATGAACGGCGAGACCGTGCATTCCGCCAAATCCTCCCACTCCGAGACCTTCACCGTGACCCTCGCCGAGGTCAAGAAGGGCACCATGGCCGTGCAGTACGGCGAGAAGAACGTGGATGACACGGCTGGCAAGCTCACCGTCCACGTCAAGGGCGATGACCCCGAGCGCGCCATCTACGTCGCCGAGTGCGTGCTTAAGAACGGTCGCCGCTGGCGCCGACTCATCCACGATGCGCAGCCGACCGAGCTGGGAGACCTCGCGGTTAAGGCGGGCGAGCTCTTCGGCCGCGAGACCACCTTCACGGCCTACAAGGACGCGACCACGGGCGATTACTACACCGACTGGTTCGAGTCCACCGAGACTGGTGAGTAGCCATGGCGAAGCCCGACAAGCCGACCATCGTGGACGGCATTAAGGTGGAGGTCACAGCCGACGCCTTCGACGATTTCGAGATCACCGAGTGCATCGCAGACCTCTACGACGAGGACGCCGACGACGGCGCGAAGACCGCCGCAGCCGTGAAGATGTACCGCCTCGTCTTCGGCAGCGACTTCCCGCGCATCAAGCGCGAGCTGCGAGCCAAGCACGACGGCAAGCTGACCAACGAGGCCATGAGCCGATTCATGGCTTCCGTCATCAAGGCCGTCAACGCAAAAAACTAATCGGGCTTGCCCTTGCGCTCAGGCGGTGGGGAGGCGAGCTGAGGGCGGATTTCCAGCAGTACTACGGCCTCGACCTCGACCGGATGGGGACCGACTACAGCCGCCGCCACGCCGCCGTGCTCATGGAGCAGCTTCCCGCTGACAGCAGGACGGCGCGCGCCCAGAACCCCGAGGCGGAGTGGGGCGCGACCGAATACCTGCTCTGGCGAATCGAGCACACGCTCCGCGTCATCGCGTGGCAATCGACTGAGGACGGCGCGAAGGGGCGCAGGCCCCCGAAGCCGCTCCCGACGCCCGCTGACCGCGCGAGGGTGGAGCGCAGGCTGCAAGCCACCGATATCGATTTCATCAATCAAAAATTAGGATATGTAGAGGTATCCGATGGCAACTGAGTTGGCGACCGCCTATCTCTCGCTAATCCCGACGCTCAAGGGAGCGGGCAAAAGCATCAAAAACGAGCTTGACGGAATCAACGTCGACCCATCCGGCAAGAAGATGGGCAAGCAGCTCGGTGACGGTCTGACAGATGGTGCGAAGAGCGGGAGCAGCGGCATCTTGTCCGCACTCGGCGGCATCGCCAAGGTCGCTGGCCCAGCGCTAGCCGCGATTGGATTCTCGCAGCTCGTCGGCGAAGCAGCGGCCGCAACGGACGCGACGCAGAAATTCAAGTCCACCCTCGATTTCGCCGGACTCGGCACGCCGGAGATCGAGGCACTGAGCAAGAGCACGCGCAAGTACGCCGACGAGACGGTGTACGCGCTGTCCGACATCCAGAACATCACCGCGCAGCTCGCAGCGAACAGCGTCCCGAACTACGACAAACTCGCCGAGGCGGCTGGCAACCTCAACGCGGTGGCGGGCGGCAACGCCGAGACGTTCAAGAGCGTCGGCATGGTGCTCACGCAGACGGCCGGCGCCGGGAAGCTCACCACGGAGAACTGGAACCAGCTCGCGGACGCCATCCCCGGCGCTTCCGGCAAGCTCCAAGAGGCCATGCTGAAGAACGGCGCCTACACGGGCAACTTCCGCAAGGCCATGGAGCAGGGCCAAATCAGCGCCGAGGAGTTCAACCAGGCGATCATGCAGCTTGGCTTCGAGGATGCGGCGGTCAAAGCAGCGAAATCGACCGAGACGTTCGAGGGCGCCATGGGCAACCTCCAGGCTGCCGCCGTAGGCGGCATCTCCGACCTTCTCGCAAAGCTGCAACCGGCAATCACCGGGGTCATGAACGGCCTCGTCCCCGTCGTCGAGGGCGCGTTCAGCGCGATCTCGGCGGCCGCCGGGTTCGTCGTGGACAACATCGGTCTCATAGCGCCTGCCGTCGCCGCCGTCTCCGCCGCCTTCGCCGGGTTGGCTGCGAACCCCATCGCCATGGTGGTGGCGGCTGTCGCTGCGCTGGCGGCGGGGTTCATCGCGCTGTATAACAGCAACGAGCAGTTCCGCAACGCCGCAAACGCGCTGTTTGCGCAGCTGACGACGATTTTCGGACCGGCGCTGCAGCAAATCGGGGCAATGGTGACGAACCTTGTCACCGTCATCGCTTCAACTGTCGGGCCGGTTCTTGCAAACATAATGGCGATGGTCATGAGCGCCATGCCTGCGATTCAGAATGCCATCAGCGTTGCCCTCAGCGCCATCGGTGCCATCTGGAACGCGATATGGCCGACATTGTCCGTCTTGGTCGGATACGTCTTCTCGACGATACAGAACACCATAAGCACGGTGCTCGGAGTCGTTCAGGGAATCATCCAAGTGGTCACCTCCGCGATACAAGGCGATTGGTCAGGCGTGTGGGAGGGCATCAAGGCAATCGCGTCCTCCGTCTGGGAGGGCATCAAGTCGACTGTCACGAACGGAATAAATACCGCCAAATCGATTATCAACTCCGTTCTGAACGCCATCAGCTCTATGTGGTCCGGAGCGTGGAACGCCCTCGGCGGATTCCTAAACGGAGCTTGGAACAGCTTCGTCGAGACCGTATCTGGCGGCAACGAGCGCGTGATGGGGCTGCTCCGCGATCTGCCGGGAAAGATTACCAGCCTGTTTTCTGGTGCCGGTTCCTGGCTCATCAACGCTGGCAAGTCAATCATCAACGGCCTGCTCGACGGCCTCAAGAACGCGTGGGGAAACGTCACGGGCTTCATCGGCGGCATCGGCGACTGGATCGTGAGCCACAAGGGACCGCCGAGCTACGACGCCGTGATGCTCGTCAAGAACGGCGAGCTCATCATGCGCGGCCTGCTCGACGGAATGACCTCCGGCTGGGGAGACGTGGAGGACTTCATCGGGTCGCGGAACGCGAGCATTTCCGCGAGCTATGCGGTCTCGCCGACCTATTCTCCTCGTGATTTCACGCCGTCGGCATCTGGCGACGGCTCCGACGTCATCGAGTGGCTGGAGCGCAACCTCGGCGACATCATCAGCGACAGGACCCCGGTCATGGGGTCGCGCGACTTCGCGCGCATGTCGAGGAGGGCGGTCGGATATGGCATCTAGGGTCGAGTACGTCCCGGGCTCGGGCGGTGATCCCATACGGCTCGACGGCGCAGGGGCCTTCATCGGAACCGCCCCGGGCCTGCGCTCCCGCGAGTGGACGCGCACTCTCGGGTACCGGTGGGTGTCGGGCGTGAGCCGCGACGCCCGCGAGGCGTCCGTGGCCGTCGGCTTCACCGACCCGGCCGCGGCCGACGCCCTGCGCCGCGCCGCCGACCGCGACGTGTACGGCGGGACCCCCGGCGAGCTCGTCGTGGACGGCGAGTGGAGGCAGTCCGCGCTCATTCTCGCGTGCGAGGCGGGGACCATCTTCGGCGACTACCACGCCGCGACGCTCACCGTCGCCCTGCTGGACGGGGCGTGGAGGCGGCGGCGCTCCCTGTCGCTGGCGGCGGTGCCGGACGAGCCCGAGCCGGGCGAGGGGTGGCTGGACCTCCCGGCGGACGCGCCGATGGACCTCAAGAACAGGCCCGTCGGCTCCGCCCGGGTCGTGAACGCCTCCGTGTTCGACGCGGGCGCGCGCATCACGTTCCACGGCCCCGTGACGGCCCCGTCGGTGCAGATCGGGTGGAACGTGTACAGGTCGACGGCCACCGTGCCGCCCGGCGCGCGGCTCGTCATCGACGGGTCGGCGTTCCCACGGTCGGCCCGGCTCGTCATGGCGGACGGGACGGAGGCCGACGCGTTCCCGACCGTCGAGCGCGGCGGCGGCAGGGGCTCGGGGTCCTACGGGTTCCAGCCCATCCCGCCGGGCGAGAGCGCCGTGGCGTGGTCCGGCCGGTTCGCGCTCGACGTGGAGTGGTTCGAGGAGGAGGGGGAGCCGCCATGGTCCCGTTGACGCTCGTGGTCGCGGACGCCGCCATGAGGCCGCTGCGCGAGGTGGACGAGTACGTGCTCGACGCCGCGTGGGGCGCAGACGAGAACAGCTTCGAGCTCAAGGTCGCGACGGGCTGGGCCCCGCCGGAGGGCGGCTGGGTCTGGGTGGACGGCACGGAGCTCGGCGGCGTCGCCGACTCCTACTCCACCACGACGAGGCGCGGCTCGTCCGGCGTCGCCGTGGTGTCGGGGCGCACGTGGCACGGCGTGCTCGCGGGCAAGGTGCTCGCGCCGGGGCCGGGCGAGAGCCATGTGGCCCTGCCCGCGCAGCCCGCGCAGGAGGCGCTGTCCG